AACTTGACCCATTTTTTGTATTGGGTCTCGTCCGTTCATTTCAGCTAGTTTAAGGCTGTTAACTAGGGTTTCATCATATACTAAGAATTCGCAACCATACTCACGACGGAAACGTTCTTCACCGATACGCCCCATTTCTGTTGCTTTCCATTCGTCTCCACGATCAGGATGTTCATACCATTCTGCACGGAATCCGTGGAATCCGTTACGGCCTAGCCCATCTTCACGTTCGGCACCAAAGTCGTCATACTTTTCTTGGCTGTCTTTCCAGATTATAGCAAACTCGTCCTCATCTGAGTTCGGAGTTGATGTGATGATCGCACGTCCACCAGTTGCTAGTGTTGGCGATATTGATGTCCAAAATTCTGTAGCAATGTTAGGCTGAACGAACGCAAACTCGTCACAGTATAATAAGGATATTGACATACCACGACCAGTATTGCCGGTAGTAGTTGCTGATACAATTCTTGATCCGTTATCAAAATCGATACTCCCTTTGTTATAACTTACAACACCTGCCCTTAAAAAGTCTGGGCATAATTCATATCCGTAACGGATACGTTGCATAATTTCTTGCGCACCTGTGTACTTGTGTGCGGCCACTAGAATGGTCTGATCCGGGTGGAACATAGCAAACCATAGTAGGTAAGCTGATGCACAAGTTGTCTTACCACTTTGGCGTGGTAACATGTTAATATTAAATCGAAAATCATGATAACTGTGTAACAATCTTATCTGATAGTCGTACGGCCCAAACAGCACTTTACCTTTTACAGGATGCTGAATGTGAAAGAAATGTTTAGCAAAATGAATATACCCGTCGATAGGATCAGAACAGGCTAGCAAGTGCTGAACTTGTTCCTCTGTAAACTTTTCTTTACTATGCGCCTTTTTGGTTAAGACGCCGTCTAGTGATTTTGCCATACTTTTATTTAACGAAAAAAATAGACCCCGGAGGGTCTATTTGGCACTGGAAACAGAGTGCTAACTGCGACGAATTAGTCTTTATATTTGTTGAACTTGTCTTGGATCGGCTCTAAATCTTTGCCTTCGCGGCCCGCTTTGGCCAGTGCCTGCATACCCTTTTTGCCGTATTTCATAATACCCTTAGCCGCACGACTCATTGTTTTCTTCTCTGCTTCTTCAATCGTCTCGTCTTTGATCTCTTCATATAGTCCCTGCAATCTTCTTACAAGTCCTTCTTGCATGGGATTTTCGCCGCCGTTTACTTTGTGTGGATGGGCGCGGCCTTTGCTGGCTAGATCATCGCCTGTGGCTGTTACTGCGTTAACACCGTGTGTATGGACGTCTGGACTATTAGCATATTCATCACCCATGTGTTCATCACCGATAACAATCTCTGCATGATCATGACCATGCTCTGGCTCTGCAGTAAAAACTTCAGAGTCGTCTTTAGATTCTAAATCACGTAGTATGCTCATTAGGTCACGGATGCCGCCGGCACCGTTGCCTGACATTGTGATATTCATGTTAACATTATCTGGTTGCTTAGGTGCTGCTGCATGCATGACAGGCATCATTTCACCGCATTCGGGAGTTGGCTGTACATTCTCTTCAATATTTTTTAGTTTGATTGCTAGGTCACGGATATTCATTATTTTGCTCCTTTAATCGGATTTACTTGTTTTGTTTTAGTAAACAAATTAGTAAATTTAGTTTTAATTTCAGGAGTCTTGCCTGCTTTTTCGTTAGCAGACTTTGGTGCACCTGTTGCTAATATTTGATCATTAACACCTTTGTATTGTGTTCCTTGATGCTTTACCTTGCTTAACTCTTTCAGAAAGTTTTCTTTATGCTGTTCGCCGACTGTACTTTGATTATTGCTAGCATCATAGTCAGTACCGATAACATGCTTGCCTGTTTTTTCATCGTGTTGATGATTGATTTCTATTTCTTGTTCTTCAAGCATATTGCGAACCTTGACCATGCTTTCTGCTTTACCTAACTGGCTAGCTACTGCTGTTCTTACTTGTAGGCTGTTAGCAGGATAACTAGTGCATACATCAAACACCGTCATACTGGTGTGCTTGTGTTCTGGAAATTCTGCTAAATTTTCTTGGATTGGTGTGCTGCGGCCTGTGCTGCAAGTTTCTACATGAAACTGTGATAGTGCTTTCTTAATTTGTTCTACACAATCTTTAGCGCAATCGCCGGCAATTTTTACTTTAAATTCGTAAACTTTTTTGCTTTCGGTCAAGTATTCTTTGTATGATTTCATGTTAGGATCCTAGTCATGTATTTATTTCATCTGCTTTAGTTTTTCTAGCAAGCTATTGCGATCTGTAATGATAACACCGTCGCCTTGCAGATTGATGCCTTGATCTGCATTATTGGCATCGTTGTCTAATTTTTGTTTCTTTAACTGTAAATCAATCATTTTTAGCTTTTTATCCAGCTTGGCTGTCTTCGCATCGATAGCATTTTTTAACATGCTAGCAGCCACTTCAAATAACCTACTGCTGTATCTAGCTTCTACATTCATACCTAGATCCATGATATCATCATATGCATCTTTGGCTTTTTGAGCAAGTTCGTCTAGCTCAGAGTCGGCCATATCTCCTAACCCCTTGACTTGTGGCAGGGCTGCTGATATTTTATCAAATTCCGATAGGTCACGTAATAGAGGCGCAGCTTCTGCCTTTGCCATAGTACGCTCTTCCTGCTTGATAATTTTCTTGCTTTCAGGTAGATTGAGTATTTCTTCAAGTTTTTTAGTCATAATACTACTTATGCTTAAACTTGACTGAAGATATCATTTTCATTGAGAATTCTGAATTTTATACCCTGCTGTTTGCACCATATACTAGCAGCTGCCCACTTAGCTTGATTCTTGACAAACTGTGCTTGATTATACTTGTTTTTTCCAACACGTTCTAATATTGTTTGACTAGCTGGTTTAATCTCGATAAGTTCGGTGAGTACTTGCCCTTTTTTATCGACATACTGAATAAAGAAATCTGGGACATATACTGTTTGTTTCCCAGTCAACGGATCTCTATAGGGAATTTGAATAGCTTCACTAGCCCACTTTTGCACACTGGTGTTAGTGTCACAAAAGTTCATAAAAGTATGCTCCCAACTACTGCGGTATGTTGGATGTTTAGTTCCTACATATTTTTCAGGGTAGCGCATTGTGAATTTACCACGAGCAAATTTGCTAGCCATATTATACTAGAATATTTCTACTCTCATAGGTATCTAGACTAGGTGCAATACGATATCCCAGTAGGCTAGTTTTTTCTCGATAGGCATTTAATACCTGAGCTACTATTTGACTTAGCTGTACATCAGTTTGCAGCTTAAGAGTATCCAACAGTTGGAACACTTTGACATTGTCGACCCTAGCTTGATTAAGAATAACAATGGCAGTACTGCGAGCACTTTCAATGTCAAATCCTCGCTTCATAAAAAACCCAATAGTGGCGTCAATTTCCGCGGCAGGAAAGCTAACAGATTTAGTAAAGAATTTATTAAAGAATTCTTTTGTGTCGGCCGGCACTGTAAAAGTTTGTGGAAGACTGCTCATCGTTATATCCCTAGGTTAACCTTAGTAGCCACTGTGTTAGCATTGTTAGTGGCGGCTGATTGCGGAAATGCAATTCCTTGCAGCCCGCCCAATCCTGTAATATTGCTAGGCGCGGATATTCCAGCAGTACCGTTAGTTGCTTGAGCTTGAGTATTTTCATAGCCGTTAATTGTAGTCGACAAGTTGTTTAAGAAGTCAAGCGCATTAGTAGTCACTGATTGTTGGGTTACAAAACTAGGGCTTGCATTAGTAGCGCCAGGGACACCTTGCAGTGGGCTTGGCACTAGATCATAATGCTCTTGCGCAAACCCTTCGATAGATCCATCAGTTGTAAGACCAACATTATATTCTACAGCTTCATACTTGAGCTTCATATCAAAATCATTAGTTTCTTTAGTTTGATCATAGGCTAACTTGTTATGATCGAAAGAAGATATCAATGGATTAATAAGTCTGTAGCTGACATATTCGTGTCTGGCCATTTGATATATTGTTATGTAGTTAAAAAACGGCACTGTACTACCGTTGTCTAATCCATACGGGGTTGTAATAAAATCGCTATTACGAGTTGCATTTCTATTATAGGCACCGGGAGATCCTGCACTTGTAGGATCAGCATAATAATAACTATAGTAGTTTTGCCACAGCTGATTTATTAATCCCATGTTGTCGTCATGAAAAGTTATTCCTAGTTCATCTGTAGCATGCTGTGTCTGAATAACTTTTTTTCTGTTATATTGATTAACTTGTTTAGTAGTAATCTTGTATGAAGGTAAAGATACTTTTTTAACCAACATGTTAATTTCATTGCTGTGGCGCTGTACCATGTCGATACTTTTTAGTGCGGCAGGGTTAATGCTAAATGCCACATGGAAGGCAAACTTGTGCTTGGGAGCTAGTCTAAACTGATCATCTACAAATAGTCGAGCCGCGTGTTGCTGATCCCTAAGTGTAACAGGGCCAGTTGCTTGAAGTAATTTTGTAGGAGTAAATGCCATAATATTATTTATCGCATGAATAAACTGCGTACTTTATAGATCGTTACAAAAAAAGCAGCTTTTGGCTGCTTTTATTGTTGATTAACTTCCTAGTGCGTTTGTGCCGCGCTTCTGAGCAAATCCTGGAGTACCAAATCCTGCGGTTGGTCCAACTTGTACACAGTTGTCTGGTTGGATACTGAGTGTAAGTTCTACTACAGTTTGTTGAGAATATTTTAGATCGCCATAGGCAACATCTTGAATATAGCAACCAAAGCATTCCCATGTTTCAAGAACATTAACTGTCTCAGCACCGTTACCGCCGTCTAGCATTTCAATACGCATAGTAAACTTGTAGTCAC